CTGGCTTGCCAATTTACATTTTAACGGGATAATAATGACCGGATACTTCATGAGACGTTTTAAACATCATGTTGATGTGCTAAACACACTTGGAAGTGTTTCAACGGAAACCTGGCTCTTTGTGGCGTCGTTTCCTATTATTACTCTAATCTTCGGGCTGTTCGATGTGTGGAATCGTCCTCCAATAAAGAGGACAGAAGAACGGCTTGAAAGGGAAAGACAGTCGATGTGGAACAACGTCAAGATGATCATTGTTTCGTTTGTGGTTGAGATCCTTCTTTACAGGATCACCGATCAAATAAATTCGGCGCTACACGAGTTCGAAGTTTTGAGCCCGTATGGTTTGTTTACAAGGTTAGAGTTCTTGGTATTGTGTTTTCCAATACACTGGTTGATGTGGAACTGCGTTTTAAACGTGGCTCTGTATCACCTAGACCGGAAATTTTATAGGTCTTGCATCACTTTGATTGACGGAGAAACTAGATTAGAGGCTTCTCCAATGGTGGGCACGCTGGAATCTGTGCAGTATGACACTGCCACTATCGTATTTTACGATGGTGAAGACAGAAAGCGGGTCACACTTCCCATCGATGAGGTGATGAAACTGAGAAAATTTCCCGGATCTGCATATGCAATTCAAGAAGAGCCATCACTAACGGAAACTCCTATTGCAGGAAATCCCATGATATCTCGGCCATTCCTCCCAGCAGGAGTGGCTGAGATGCTAGTCGGAGAAATGCGAAACGGTCTATGTTTCCGTGTCTCATATGAGGGTGAAGACTACTTGTGTATGACGTATCACCAGTTCTCCCATGCTACAGAGCAAGGGGGATTTGCGATGCGGTTCAGAACAGCCGGGAAAGAGATTATGACGACGACTACGTCTTTTAAAGACTGGGAGATGTACGTAATGTCTCAGAAGTATGATTTTGTCATACTGACGACAAAGCGAGACAAATGGTCTAGGGTCCAGCTCAAGCGATTTAAACTCGTGAAGCCATCTTCCAATGGCGTCGCCAGAGTTTACACGGCTGACAGAGGCCGGTTCTACGTTTCAAGTGGAACTGCTTCGAAACATCCGGAAGACTCCTTTTGCATGCGTAGACATACAGCGTCTACACGTCCAGGAGCGTCTGGTAGTCCAGTTGTGGCGAACAACGGCGTCCAGGGCATCCATTTAGGATGTTCAGATGGTCGAACGTACAATCGTTATGTAGATCTGGTCAGTGTGTTGAGTGTGGCAAATGCAGTTCGTGTGAAGAAGCCCAAGCCAACTACGGAGACGCCTTTCACCGGATCTAGAGACGCTTTTTACTTTGATGCGGAAAACGAGTTCGAAGTTCCAGAAATTAATCTGGAGCAGGAGGAACATGTAGTCCCAGATCAGATTGCTGATATCAGAGTAGGAGGCGTTAGTGAAGATGATTGGTATGTGAATGTCTCCGGTTGGAGAGTGACGAGTCACGGGCGGTTCAAGGGATCTTGGGCCGACGGCGATTGGGATGTGGATTTCTCTGATGAAGAGGAAGAAAAGCATCCTGATATGCAAGGTCTTCACCAAATGGATTGCGACTATGATGAAAGTCCAGTCACAGCGGCTTCTGCAAGACAACAAGCAGAGGCATCTGAGCTGAACGAAATGAAGAAATTTATGGAGCAAATCCTCGCACTTACAAAAGAAACAAAAGAATCAATTCGAGAAACGAAAGCGTCCATCGCACAGGTGGCGCAGAAAAGTGCTCGCAATGTCACAGAAATGAAGACCCAGTTCGCCAACAAATGGAAAGAACTGGCAGATATCAGGAAATTAGACTCGAAAGTCTCAAACGAGTCCCCTTTAGAAGCTAAGACGGCCATAGACACAAAGGTAGTGTCTTCCAGCCAACCAGCCAGCAGTTTGTCCTCGCACTTAAGTTCTAGAAAATCTGGAGCAAGAGGAACATCAGCTGCAGACGAGAAAGTTGGCCGCACACACCCTGTGGTTGTCGACACGAAAGTGGTAGTGAAGGAGGAGAAAACAAAAACAAAGAAACGGCTTGTTAAGAAGCCCGTGACTAAGTGCAGCGAAATGGAAGAAGAAGAAAGGAAAATCCGGCACACTAAGATGTGCGAGGCCGACAGGACTGTAAAGTTCTGCAAGCTTTGTGGAGAAAGTTTAAACCGGTAATCCCCCATATGAATGGGGGAAATCCATTCTATCCATCCATCGAGTGGCAGGATAAAGAAGATTTAGTCGTCGGGAAAGCCGATATTCGGTTCCCAGCTAGTGAGGCTAAGCCTCTCAAGAGACCCCGGCTTCCGTTTGATGAAGAAATTATTCATCCACCGAGAACCGTTGCAGCTCTGAAAGAGTCTTTCAGGGCCCATTCTGCAAGACGCATTAAGGGCCTTGTACCTAGCCAAAGAGAACTGGATGAACTTCTGAATTATTCAAAAGAAAATTACCCTAGCTTTAAGAAGCCTCTTAGCTACCTAAACACTCCGTATTTGGAGGAAACGGTGGTTAGGAAATATGTTAAAGTAGCTATGGAGTTTGTTAAGCCAACGGCAACCCCAGGGTTTCCGTATGCCGCTTCTGATGAGGGTGTGGACAACCGCACCTTCTTGGAGTGCTATGCGGAGCAGGTCGAGGACCTGGTTATTAAGCGTCTGATTGCGCTGGCGCAGTTAGATTGTACTGACCAGGATTCTCAATGGTGCGTCGAAAATGGCTTAGTTGATCCCGTGAGGATGTTCATCAAGAACGAAGGACATCCAAAACGCAAAGTTGAGTCTAAGACATGGCGTTTAATATCTAGTGTGTCTCTTGTGGACGCACTAGTGGAGAGCGTCCTGTCTAGAGAACTTAACAAAGCTGAGATCAAAACGTGGTGGAAAATACCAAGCAAACCAGGAATGGGTGATACGGATAGTGACCGCACAATGTTGCTAGGCACGCTATCGGCAGTCCCTTCGAAAGGATGGGCTGCTGCTGATGTGACTGGTTTCGACTGGAGTGTTCAGCCCTGGGAATTAGAGTTGGACGCTGTCAGGAGAAGCAACATGATGCTGTTGAGCAAAGATTCATGGGCTCGTCGAGCGCTTGTGAATCGAGCAAAGATTTTTACAAAGATGGTCTTTTGTATGTCCGACGGGACATTGATGCAACCGGAATTTCCGGGGATACAATGTTCAGGAAGCCAAAACACCTCTTCCACAAATTCGACGATTCGATACTGGATCGCCAGACTTGTTGGTGCTTCTAAAGCACTAGCAAACGGAGACGATTGTATTGAGGAATTCGTCGAAGGAGCGGAGGAGAAATATCGGCGTTTGGGCCATCCTCTTAAATTTTACGAAAAGAAGATTGATGACTTGGAGTTTTGTTCTGTGTCTTTTAATGTGCAGAAAGGAACATCCCATGCTGTCAATATGACTAAAAGTTTGTTCAATTTGGTGGATAAGAAAGACTGTCTTGAAGATAGAATTTTGCAGTTCAAAGAAAGATTCAGAGGTTGTGGAACAGAGAGATTAGAGGCGGCTCTCGCAATCGTTTTCCCTGAACGAAAAGCTAGTAAACTAAATTAGACTTAGTTTATAATGGTTCGAAAGAACCTTAAAACAAAACAACCAAGGCGTAAGCCGAAAAAGAAAGTTAATAAAGTTAGAAATAACAATAATAATAAGAAATCCCCCAAGCTAAAGTCTAGCAAAGCAAATAAGCTGTTACGACTTATTGGAGGTGCGATAGGCGGACATGTTGCGGGACCACTCGGCTCGTTGGTCGGAAGTACTGCCGGAGATCTTTTTGCGAGGATCTCTGGTATGGGAGAGTATCATATTCACTCTAATACTCTTCTGAACAACCAAGCCCCGAAGTTCGGTAAAACGACCGCCACGCGGTTGCGACATTCAGAATTTGTAATGGATGTCACGACAGCATCAACAGCAGGAGAATTCTATAACAGACAACTCCAGATCTGTCCAACAAATCTCACGACATTTCCGTGGTTGCAGCGAATTGCACGCAACTACGAGGAATACAAGTTCCATGGGCTAGTATTTTATTACAAGCCCACATCTGGCACTGCAGTGGGATCGACAAACACGGCTCTGGGAACCGTAGTTATGGCAACGCAATATGATGTCACAGCGGACCCCTTTGTGGACAAGAAAGCCATGGAGGCATACGAGTATTCAAGCTCGTGTATTCCCTGTGATGACATGATCCATCCTGTTGAATGTGATCCACGAGATAACCCTCTGGATGTCATGTACACACGTACGGGCGTTCTACAGAATACATCGCAGGACAGACGTTTCCACGACCTTGGCAATTTCAACATTGCCACTGTGGGAGGTCAAGCTGCGGATGTAACTTTGGGCGAATTGTGGGTTTCGTACGATGTTGAATTGCTTAAACCAAGACTTCCATCTGCTAGTGAAGGCATGTGGAAATCATTCGTGACGATGAGCACTGCAGGTGCCTTATCGGAGCCTTATGTTGCGGACAACTCTGACCTCAACGTTACCTTCGATGATGCCTCTGCTCCAACAGAAATCGTTATAGAACACCCAGGTTATTACTTAGCAATATCGTGGTTATCTAGTACAACCACTCCGTTGTCTTTGCAGACGGGGTGGGCTTTGGGAGACAATACAGCAACGATATCGAACAGCTCCTATTTCAATACGAACGCCTCGAATATCTTTCGCATCGAGGACCAGTCATCTCCAGACCGGTCTTCATACGCGAGGACATTTGAGGTGCTCCCCCAAGGAAATGGAAGACTTGCCATACCAACGTATACACTTGGAGACATTTGCATCCAGGATATGGTGGTGATCAGACTAGCCAGTGTGGATGAAAGTTATGTGCCTGGACCTGTGGAGTCCCTTACAGAAAGGAAAATGCCTCCTAGTTTGGAACAGAACTTGAGGAAACTCAAGAGAGTCCAAAAGGAAGCCAAAAGACAGGATTCGGAAAGACCTCCGACTCCTAGACCAACGTCCTTGACTGAGACTCCCCAGGAGCAATTGGCTAGGGCCAAGCAGTATTGTCAAAACCGGGGTTTTGTTTACCAAGACCTCGGGGAACTGTATGATGCAACCAAGGGACCAGGAATTCCCCCTGTTCCTAGCAAATAGATTATTTTAGCGTAGCGTGTTAGATAGAGATAACATACGTGTAGAATAGCCCACACACTTACCTTACTCATAATAGTTTAGGTCTCGGTATGGTTGGCCGGGGGAAAGGCGCCGTCCTTATGGCGCCAATCGGGTCTCGATGAAATCCAGCTCAGAACTGGTACCCGTTTTCGAGTGACAGGCTGGCCTATCTTGAAATGCATAAGTTCGGTAGAATGATACGGAAG